AGGGGACACGAGAACGGTGCAGAGACTTCTCTCTCACAACTACGTGGCTCCCACTCGATTGCCCAACTTGCCGACTTGGTGATTGGTCTTGAGCGTGACCAACAGGGTGAGACCCCGAACGTTACAACCCTGCGCGTACTGAAGAACCGACACAGCGGTGAGACTGGTGTGGCCGGATACCTGATGTATGACAAATGGAGCGGAAGGCTTTCTGAATGTGATGGCCCGGAAGATAACATCCCGGACCTACCCGATGATTTAGCCAACGACTTCGCCTAACCAAGGGGCTTCGGCCCCTATCGCAATTCCCCGGAGAAAGCGAATGATTAAACCAGACTACATCCTTGTCTCTGACTTTGAGACGGATGGACTACTCGACACAGTTACGAAGATTCACTGTATGACAATCTTCAAGTTCTACCCAGCCACGCTTACCTACGAGTGGATGCACGACTACAACACTGACATGGGTACTGTACGGCATGGCCTCAACGAACTCTACAACCACTGCCGCAACGGTGGCTTTGTGGCTTTTCACAACGGTATCAAGTATGACCACCCGGTACTCAAGAAGCTGCACCCGGAAGTAACCTTCCCGGTTGAGCAGGTGATTGATACCATGGTGATGTCCCGACTCATCTACTCAAGCCTCGACTTGGTTGACTCCAACCTTCTCAAGCGGGGTATCCTCCCCGGTAAGCTGTTCGGACAACACAGCCTGAAGGCGTGGGGTTACCGACTGGGTGAACTCAAGGGAAACTACGCTGCTGAGACTGAAGATGCTTGGGTCAAGTTCACCCCTGAAATGGGTGTGTACTGCCAGCAGGACGTTCGCGTAACCTGCAAGCTACTGGCAAAGTTACTTGAAAAGAACTACTCACCCACCGCCATTGAACTCGAACACCAAGCTGCCCGACTGATGGCCCAGCAGGAGCGTAATGGTTTCCCCTTCAATGAACAGAAAGGTGCTGCCCTGTACGTTACCCTGTTGGAGAAACGTGAGGAACTGGAACGCAAGCTGAAGGAAGTATTCGGTTCTTGGATAGTTAAGCTACCTGACTTTGTTCCCAAGCGCGACAACAAGAAGCTGGGTTACAAGGCGGGGGTTCCTGTTCCACGGTCAAAGGTCATTGACTTCAACCCATCAAGCCGAGACCATATCGCAAACCGCCTGACCGCCCTGTATGGCTGGGTCCCCACGGACTTCACCGAGAGTGGTAAGCCCATGGTAAACGATGAGATTCTTGGCAAACTGAAATACCCCGAAGCTCCTCTACTTACTGAGTATCTTCTGGTGGACAAGCGAATTGCACAACTTGCCGAGGGCAACCAAGCGTGGCTCAAGGTTTCAAAACAAGGAAAGATTCATGGCTCTGTCAATCCGAACGGTGCGGTCACGGGCCGTGCTACCCACGCATATCCAAACGTGGCTCAAGTCCCATCATGCGCAGCGCCCTATGGCTCTGAATGTCGTGAACTCTTTGGTGCAGAACATGTTGGATGGGTTCAAGCAGGTATTGATGCCTCAGGCTTGGAGCTACGTTGCCTTGCTCACTTTATGGGCCGCTGGGATGATGGTGCATACGGTGAGGTAATTCTCAACGGTGACATCCACACTGAGAACCAGAAGGCTGCTGGCCTACCGACCCGTGGTAATGCCAAGACTTTCATCTACGCCTTCTTGTATGGTGCAGGTGACGAGAAGATTGGCTCCATTGTAGGCGGTGGTAAGTCAGAAGGCGGTAAGCTAAAGCGTAAGTTCATGCAGTCACTACCTGCTTTGGGTAGCCTCGTGGATACCGTAAAGGCCACCGCAAGAAAGCAAGGGTTCCTCAAGGGACTCGATGGGCGTAAGCTCCACGTTCGCTCAGAACACTCCGCACTGAACACCCTGTTGCAATCTGCCGGGGCACTCATCTGCAAGAAGTGGATTGTACGCCTCGAAGAGCGCCTACTGGAACTTGGTCTCAAGCACGGCTGGGATGGTGACTTCGCCTACCTTGCATGGGTACATGATGAAGTACAGGTGGCCTGCCGTACCAACGAGATTGCCGAAGTGGTAGTCCGTGAAGCACAGCTTGCCATGAAGGACACTGAAGCCTTCTTCCAGTTCCGATGTCCACTGGACACTGAAGGGAAGATTGGTGGAAATTGGAAGGACTGTCACTGATGGATAACGTAAACGACATCCTACTCAAGGCATACCGTGATGGGTTCAAGGTCCAGTCGGACTTTGCCCGGACACACTCCCAAGAGGTAGCGATGCTTGCCTCTCTGGGTTACCTATCAACACGTGAGGGGTACCAACAGTTTGGCCGCACATGGCGTATCACTGAGTTGGGCCTACGCACTCTGGAAAAGGAAGACATCCTGTGAGTAAACGCCTACGCCCTGACTACATGAGAGTCATCGGGAAAACATACACGGTGGATTACTGCCCCACGGAGGACATGGAAGATGCCCTAGGTATATGCACCATGGCAGAACAGAAGATTGAGATTGACGAAACCCAGACCGCTGCTGAGGAACTGGACACGTTCATTCACGAGACCCTGCACGCTCTTGTCCGTGGTATGCGAATCGACTTCCGAACAGTGGAAGCTGAAGAGGCGGTGGTTGACCGACTAGGTGCCGGACTCGCAGCAGTCTTCACAGATAACCCACACCTTGTTCGGTACATCGCCAGACTGGTAAAGGAAGCCAATGATGCCTAAAAAGAAAACAATGCTACTCGATGGTGACATCGTGTGCTACCAGCAGGCCATGCTTGCCGAGGTGGAAACCAAATGGGATGAGGACCTCTGGACCTTACATGCCTTTGAGGAACCCGCCCGTGCCAAGCTGGACGCAATGATTGAGTCCCTGAAGGAAAAGGTAGGGGCAACCGATGTTGTGATTGTGTTCACCGATGGTGTGAACTGGCGCAAAGACGTGCTACCTACCTACAAGATGAACCGCGCGGACAAGCGCAAGCCGATGCTGCTGAAGCCACTACGTGCGTACTGTGAGGAAAAATACAGGACGTACACCCGGCCACGCCTCGAAGCGGATGACGTGCTTGGTATCCTGTTGACTCACCCGAAGATTATCCCCGGAGATAAAATTCTGGTGTCAATCGACAAGGACTTCAAGACGATTCCCGGTAACCACTACAACTGGAAGACCGACCAGTTCTTCACGATTGATGAAGAGCAGGCCCAGTGGTGGCACTTCTACCAAACCTTGATGGGTGATGCAACGGACGGATATTCGGGATGTCCCGGTATCGGACCTAAGACTGCCGAGAAGGTGCTGGAACACGGAGCCACATGGGAAACCGTAAAGGGTTGCTTCAAGGCCAAGGGTCTCGGTGAAGAGGCCGCGCTGATTCAAGCACGTGTTGCTCGTATATGCCACGCCAAGGATTACGACTTCGAGAAGAAAGAGGTTATCCTCTGGAATCCACCTGAAGTATGATACTAGGAAACTCCGATGATTAAAGTCCCCGCTATTTCAAAAGAGTTGGTTGAATATCTCGAATCTCTGGTAGCCCCCTGCCAAAAAGAGACAGCCCCATTATGCTCCCCTGCTGATGTGGCAATCGTGAACTTCAACAGAGGCAGATTGCAGTTGACTCAACACCTTCGGCAATTACACGATAAACAATACCAAGGAAAGGTGATACCCGATGTGCACTAGCAAACCATCATCCCCTCCGCCACCACCCCCTCCCGCTCCACCACCACCAGTTATGCAGCCCACACGGATTGAAGCCCCGTTGAATTCAGGTGCTAACTCTCAGGTGCAGCGCAAGGCCCGTGGCACTTCTGCTTTACGTATTGACCGCGCAGGCGTGAATACAGGCAGCACAGGCTCTGGCCTAAACATCGCAGTGTGAGGTAAGACACATGGAAGGAAATAACACTGTAGCGAGTTGGTACAACAAACTTCACACAGACCGTGCGCCATTCCTTGAGCGTGCCTATGAGTGTAGCGAGTTGACCATCCCCTCGTTACTACCCCGTGAGGGCCACACAGGTTCCTCCGACCTTCCTACTCCGTACCAATCTCTGGGTGCCCGTGGTGTGAACAATCTAGCGGCTAAACTGTTGCTGGCTTTGTTCCCACCAAACACCCCATTCTTCAAACTGGCTGTTGACGACTTCACATTGGAAGAGTTGACCCAGCAGGAAGGGATGCGTGCGCAAGTAGAAGAGGGTCTAAACCGTATTGAGCGTTCCGTTCAGTCTGAGTATGAAGCTCGGGCCATGAACGTTTCCCTGTTTGAAGCCCTGAAGCACGCCATTGTGGTGGGCAACGTGGTAATCTACATCGCCCCCTCAGGTGAACTCAAAGTATTCCACCTCGGACGCTTTGTGGTTCAGCGTGATACCATGGGTAACGTCATTAAGCTAATCGTCAAAGAGTCGGTGTCAATGGGTTCACTACCCGAAGCGACCCGTGCTGAACTGATTGGTAATATGTCAGATGATGAGGTGGAGAAAGCCTTGACATCGAACATCGACCTCTACACCTGTGTCAAGCGAACAGAGAGTGGAGGCTGGAAAGTCTGGCAAGAAGCAAAGAACGTGGTGATTGAATCCAGCAAGGGTGAATACCCTGAAGGTAAGTCGCCGTGGATTGTCTTGCGCTGGACCAAGATTGACGGTGAGCATTATGGCCGAGGGTACATTGAGGAATACCTTGGTGACCTGAAGAGTCTGGAAGGTCTCTCACAGGCTATCCTTGAAGGCTCCGCTGCAATGGCAAAGCTCTTGTTCATGGTGAACCCCAACGGGACCACCGATAAGAAGGACATCGCCAACGCAGAGAACGGTGCAGTGGTTGACGGTAACGCAGCCGATGTGACAACCCTACAGGCAAACAAGTTCGGTGACTTCCGGGTAGCTCTGGAACAAGCCAACACTTTGACTGAGCGTCTGTCATTCGCCTTCTTACTGAACTCTGCTGTTCAACGTAACGGTGACCGGGTAACAGCCGAAGAGATTCGGTTCATGGCTCAGGAACTTGAAGATGCCCTCGGTGGTATCTACTCGATTCTCTCGCAGGAACTCCAACTGCCCATGGTCTCCCGTATCATGTTGCAGATGCAGAAAGCTCGTAGACTCCCAGCACTTCCTAAAGGTGTGGTCCGCCCGGTAATCGTGGCTGGCTTTGCCTCACTTGGTCGTGGACAGGACCTCAGTAAGCTGACTCAGTTTGTATCACTGGTTGCTCAGTTGGCAAACCTCCCACCAGAACTCGACAAGAACGACATCATCAAGCGTATTGGTACCGCACTAGGTATTGATATGAAAGGGATGGTCAAATCTGCTGATGTACTGGCAAAAGAGCAAGCCCAACAGATGCAACAACAAATGGCCCTGCAAGCGGCTGGCCCTATGGCTAATGCAGCAGGTAAAATGATGGAACAAGGAGCCACAAATGCCCCGCAAAACTAATGCAAACCCAAAGGTACCAGTGAGCGACATCGTTCAGAATGTACCAGACCGTGACTACTACACGTTCGTTACTGTACGCGCCCCTTTCGATGCGTTCATCGCTGAGTTCGGTACGGCAAACCCTACACTGGAAGCTGCCATCGCAGGTGCAGCCAAAGTTAAGTACAGCGCCGATGAACTTGGTGTAATTCAAACCCTTATCGTGAGCAAATAATATGACACTGACTGTGAATGTGCCCCCACAAGACCAGAATGTAAACCTGTCCGAAGCTGACAAGGCCGCACTCGCCAAGGTCGATGAGAAGAACAAAGAGGTTTCCGAGGCTGTTGCAGCAGGTAACCAAGAAGGTTCTACCACTGAACGTCCAAGCTGGTTGCCTGAAAAGTTTGCAACACCTGAAGACATGGCGAAAGCCTACGCTGAGTTGTCAAGCAAGTTGGGCAATCCAGATGCCTCAAAGACACCTGCTGCTACTGACGCTCCTGCTGATGAAGCTGAGGCGAACAAAGCTGTTGCACAGGCTGGTTTGGACATGGATGCTCTGCGTGCTGAGTTTGCCGAAACTGGTGACCTGAAACCTGAGACATACGCCAAGTTCAAAGCTGCGGGTATCCCTGAGGAAATCGTAAAGGGCTACATCGAAGGCCAGAAGGTTGTCGCTGAGAACTACACCAACAGTGTGAAAGCCGTTGCTGAAGGGCAGTTCGACACCATGGCTGCATGGGCCGCTACAAACCTACAGCCAGCCGAACTAGCTGCCTACAACAAGGCCGTTGATTCTGGTGATGCGGACATCGCAAAGTTGGCTGTGGCTGGTGTGTACCAGAAGTTCGTTGCTGCAAATGGTAAGGACCCTGCACTGGTCAACGGTGCCAATAGCGATGGCAAAGGTGATGTCTTCGAGTCCACTCGACAGGTAACCGATGCGATGCGCGACAAGCGTTACAAAACCGACCCTGCTTTCCGAAAGGCTGTGCAGGATAAACTGGCTCGTTCCAGCGTATTCTAATCTCATGGGGCTTCGGCCCTGTGAGGTATGATATTTGGTAACAATAGGAGTTTTCACCATGATGTTTGGTGGCCTAGAAACGGTAGTGGGTCTTATGGCTCCTGCCCTAGTGGAAGGCTTCAAGAGCATTATCGTAAAGTTCACGGGTGGTGTACAGCCCAAGAGCATTGACGATGTTGCAAAGCTGGCTGACATTGACGTCCGCCGCCTTGAAGCAATTGCGAAACTGGATACCCCGGTCGGCACCCCCTCGCAATGGGTGATTGACTACAGGGCTATCTTCCGATACTTCGCAGTGACATTGATTTGGTTCTTCACGGGTATCAGCATTATTGCTCAAGCCCCCATGGAAGTAACCGAAATGCTACTGTCACTCGCTGGTATGACCCTTTCGTTCATCATTGGTGAACGCATGATGTTGAACTTTAATCGAAAGTAGTCCAAGTAATCTTGGCCCTCTGCGGAGGATAACCCTGAAGAACAGTCTATAAGTAACATTCAGTCAACGCAAAACTTTCTCTCTTTAATCCCTACAAGGAAAATACAAAATGGCAAACGCTTCCGTATCTCGCATTGGTCAAATCAACGCCGCTGGCGATACACAGGCTCTGTTCCTGAAAGTCTTCTCTGGCGAAGTACTGACCGCCTTTGAAGAAACCAACGTGATGATGAACCGTCACAACGTCCGTACCATTTCGTCCGGCAAGTCTGCTCAGTTCCCTACCTCTGGTAAGATTGGTGCTGAGTACCACGTTCCCGGTAACGAAATTACTGGCCTGACTCTTCGCCATGGTGAGCGCGTTATCACTATTGATGACCTGCTGATTTCCCACGCTTTCATTTCAAACATTGATGAAGCCAAGAACCACTATGACGTTCGCTCAATCTACTCGACTGAGATTGGTCGTCAGTTGGCCTACACCATGGACAAGCACGTTCTACAAACCGCAGTTCTGGCCGCTCGTGGTACTGGCTCTTTCACGGGTGACATTGGTGGTGGTAACTTCACTGACGCTACTGTAGGTACCGACTCTGACAAACTGGTTGCTGCTATCTACGCCGCTGCCGAAGAGTTTGACGAGAAGGACATCCCACAAGATGAGCGTTACTTCTTCGTTCGTCCTCAGCAGTACTACTTGCTGGCTCAGAACACCAAGGTCCTGTACAAGGAAATTGGTGGTACTGGTTCCATCGCTGATGGTAACGTGCTGAAGATTGCTGGCTTTGAAATCGTCAAGGCCAACCACCTTCCCGGTGCTGTAGTAGCCCCCGGCTCTCTGTTGGCTGGTACTGGCGACAAGTACGCTGGTGACTTCTCTGTGACTGTGGGCTTGGCCTTGCAGAAGCAGGCTGTTGGTACCGTCAAGTTGATGGACTTGGCAATGGAAATGGAATACGACATCCGCCGCCAAGGTACCCTGATGGTTGCCAAGTACGCTGTGGGTCACGGTATTCTGCGCCCCGGCTGTGCCTTCGAGGTACGCACTGGTGCACCCGCCTAATCTCGGTTAAAGATTAACACATGGGTCATCCTTCGGGGTGGCCCATTTTTTTGCTGCTATTGGAGAAACATCATGGCATTAACAGGTATCAAGCGTGGTTATGTAGGCAACGGCGAACAGACAGTCTTCATCCTCCCGGCCAACGTAGTGGGCACGCCTACAGTAGAAATCAACGGTGCACCAGCGGTAAACACCACAATCACAACCCAAAAGATTGTCTTCGGTCTGGCCCCAATGCTGGGTTCAATCATTGACGTTACAATGGACATAAAAGAGGAAGCCCTCTTGACCCGTACAAACCCCTAAGAGGTGACACATGGCTAAACCCTTCAAGCCCGGATTCTTCTCGAATCTAAACGGTGTCAAGGACAACAACGATAGACCCCCTCTTGTAGGAGGGTCTGGCGGGGGCACCAATACATTCACCAGTCTCGGTACAGGGCAGGGACAAGTCTTCAAGCAGGTGCTTGTCAATGACGTTCAGTTCCGTACCTTGAGGGCTGGCTCAGGAGTAACCATCACACAGGATGCCAACGAGGTAACTATTAGTGCGTCTGGTGGTGGGAGCGGTACACCAAAGAACATCAAGTGGTTAGAGTTTGATGACCTTGTTGGTTGGGACAACGCTGGAACATCAAACAGATTTTTCATCGGAGCGGTCTCAGGAACGGGGGCGGCTGCAACAAACACGAACAACCACACGTTCAATTTACGGGGGCTTACAGGTCACGTACAGTTAGAAACAGGCACTACGTCAGGGGGCTTTGGACAACTTCGTTCAAACGATGATGCCACCCAAAACACCTTCAGCCCCGGTGGTAAGGTGTATGGCGCTGCCAGATTCTATATCGAACAACTACCCTCAATTGATGCTGAATTGGGCCTGATTTTGTACGGTGAAGCTGCTACAGGCACAGTGGCTGGTACAGCGGTTATCCGCCTTGCTGGTAGACTACAGGGGATAAACAACTGGCAAATAACCATAGCGACAACCTCGACAGGGGACCCCCCGCAGGTTATCGACACGGGAATTCTTTTTGACAATTCGACAGCTATTCAGGAAATAGAACTTTCTTTTGATGATGTCACCCAGACAGTAACCGCTGTTGTAAACGGTACTACAGTTTCCTATGCGAGTACTTACAGCGCATCCCAGATTCAAGGACTCCCAAACAGTAACTTAGCAACACACCTTCCCTACAGGTTCTCTCTAGCGGCAGACGGTAATACGAACTCCACTGAGGCCCGTGTGGTAGTTGATTACGTTGCCTTTGGGATGGACCTTTCAGGCGCAACAGGGACAGGTACTCGCCGCCCATTCACTTTATTCTAGGAGGAACCATGAGTTCTTTACCAACAACTGTTCCTTTGACGGAACTTGAAGTAGTAAACAAGATGCTGTTCTCTATCGGGGAATCCCCGGTGAACACTCTTGATGGTTCCGTGCTGGAAGCAGTGCAGGCCCTGAATGTTCTCCGCAACATTAACCTTGAGGTTCAGTCCCATGGGTGGCACTTCAACACTGAAGAGCGTTTCCCACTCCAACCGAACACCGACAAGGAAATCCCTATTGGTGTGAACATCCTGTCCGTGGATGCCTCCAAGTATGAAGACTGGGATGTGGTCCAACGAGGTCAGCGCCTGTACAACAGACGAGACCGTACCTTTGAGTTTGACAAAGAGGTACTGTGTGACATCACCTTGGGTCTGCCCTACGACCAACTCCCCCAGTATGCCCGGTGGTATATCTGCGTGAAAGCCACTCGTCAATTCTGCGAGGGTTTCCTTGGTGGTGAACTACAAGCTGCCTTCACACAACGTGATGAGCAGGACGCATGGCGCATGTTCCTGAAAGTAGAAGGCCGACAAGGTGACTACAACATGCTGACAGGCAGTAATGCGGTCAAGCGGGTTATCTCGCGCCGACCCTACAACAACCGTATCGTGAGGTTCTAATGGCTTTCATTTCTTCTTCAATCCCCAACATGGTGAATGGGGTATCGCAACAGCCTCAAGTTCTGCGACTGCCCTCACAGGCAGATGAACAGGTAAACGGTTTCTCTTCCACGTCATCGGGATTGAGGAAGAGGGCCGAGACAAACTTCGTGGCCTCTCTATTCCCAGTGTCCCTGACGGATACCCGACAAGCGAAGATTCACTGGATTAACCGGGATGGTGACGAGAAGTATGTGGTCGTGTTCCAAGCGAACAACCTCCGTGTGTTCGACCTGAATGGTGTTGAGCAGACGGTGAACTTTCCAGATGGGAAGGCATACATCACAGAGGCGTTTCCTCAAGATTCCATTCGGGCATTGACCATTGCTGACTTCACCTTCATCGTGAACGCAAACCGTGAGGTTCGTGAGTCAGTGGAGTTGTCCCCCAAGAGACCCTACGAGGCAATCGTGTCTGTCAAGGGTGGTAACTACGGGAAGAAGTACACGGTCAAGATTGACGGTATCGAACTCGCCAGCTTCACAACCCCTGATGGCACAGCCGGGTCCCATGCAGCACAGATTGGTACGGACTTTATCGCACAGCAGTTGTTCAACGACTTGGTTGCAACCCAGAACATCGCCAGCTTGGGGCCATTCCCTACAAGGGTCTACTACCGGACACCCGGTACGGACCGAGCCGCAGGCAACAGCAACTCATCGAACAGTTACTTCGTGTCCGCCATTCAGGTTCCTGTAGGTGTACGCTCAGAGACTCTGGCAGCTACCGTGGGCAACTACAGGTACACTGTCACCGACAACCCGTTCATTGCCAGCTTCGGCTTCTTTAATGGTGACATCCTTCAGAGTTTCTTCTCGATACCATACGTTCAGGGTTCCCCGTTCGTTTCACAGAATGGCGGGTTCGACCCGTTCAATCCCCCGGTCAACTTCAAGACTGTCTGGGTGGCCCATCCCGGTCTACCTACACCCCCAACACTTTCGCTGGTGGGTGTGAACTCAACCAATGATGGTTCAGGTAACGTGACATCACAGGCCCGTGAGTTGAAACTGTTTGGTTCGACCATCTACATTTCTCAGGACAACGACTTCACAATCGAAGCTGCTGATGACTTCAACAACAATGCGATGCAAGCCTACAAGGGTGAGATTCAGAACTTTGAAGAACTACCAGCCAATGGTGGTGCTGAGGGTTTCACAATCAAAGTTGTTGGTGACTCAGTTACTGAAGATGATGACTTCTACCTGACATGGGTACCGTTCAAGAGTTCTGTCAACACAGGTGTGTGGCGGGAAACTGTAGAACCAAACTCCGTGATTGGTCTTGATGAATCCACCATGCCCCACATTCTAGTGAGGGAGGCAGACGGTACATTCACATTCAAGCGTGCTGATTATGGTCAGCGTGTGACAGGGAACGCAGAGAGCAACCCTGCCCCTTCCTTTGTGGGCAAGAAGATTGCCAACCTGTTCTTCTTCAAGAACCGCCTCGGTTACGTTGCGAACGAACAGGTAGTAATGAGTGAGGCAAGTGAGTTCTTCAACTTCTATCGGAGTACTGTTCGGCAGCTTTTGGATAGCGACCCTATCGACATCGCCGTGGCACACAGCCGGGTGAGTGACATCAAGTGGGCTGTACCACTGTCCCGCAGATTACTGTTGTTGTCTTCACAGACCCAGTTCGCAATTGATGGTAACGACTTGTTGACCCCAAAGACAGCCAACGCCAAGGTACTGACCGAGTTCGATTGCTCAACAAAGTGCCAGCCAAAGATTCTGGGGCGCAACTTGTACTTCCCGTATGAGGCCAGTGGGTTCACCAAGGTTCGAGAGTTCTACATTGATGCTGACGAGGTGGCTGATGCTGCCGATGTAACAGCGCACGTGGACCGCTACGTTCCCCCTAACGTACACACAATCGCGGAGGCTTCAAACGAAGACTTCATGGCACTGTTGACCAACGACAGGCCAAACGAAATGTACGTGTACAAGTTCTACCTTCAGGGCACCGAGAAGCTACAATCTTCATGGTCAGTCTGGGAGTTCAAACCTCAGGAGAAACTTCTGGGTGCAAACTTCTACTCGTCAGAGTTGTACATTGTGACCCAGCGGGATAACCGTATGGTCCTCGAAAAGATGGACTTGAGGGAAGAGTCGGTAAGCCCAAATGAACCGTACCGTGTGTTGCTGGACTCCAAGTTCACGACAAACGCGGGGGTCTTCCAATCACCCATTACGTTGTTCACGGCTCCCTATCCAGTCAACGGCCTTCAAGAGTACTTCGGTGTGGTTGCAGAAGGTGAAGAAGATGCGGGACTGATTGTTCGCCTACATGTGACAGGTACCAATACCCTGTTTGCAGAGGGTGACTACTCAGGTGTCAACATGTTGATTGGTGTTCGCTACAAGTTCCGTTACAAATTCTCCACCATCTTCGCTCCAAAGCCAAGTAACGGTGCACGGCAGGCTGACCAGTTGGTCAAGCTCATGCTGAGAAACATGGTGGTAAACTTCAACGAGACGGGGTGGTTCAAAGCATTGGTTACCCCGGAAGCTCGGGACACTTACGAGTACATATTCTCAGGTAAGACACTTGGAGTTTCAAGCAACATCATCGGGCAGGTGAACCTTGTCGATGGTTCCTTCAAGTTCCCCATTGGGACAAAGAACTTGAATACGGACATTGTGTTGGAGAACGACACCCCCTTACCTTCAGTATTCACAAGTGCCGATTGGGAGGCAACCTATGTTAAACGGACTCGTGGTGCGTAAAAGCACATACGGGGACATCCATGATTTGGTAGCGGTGATTCGTCCTGAGGATGCAGCGGAAGTTGCTGCCGCCTCCGGGCGTTCCCCTACCGAAGCTCTTATGGATGGCCTTTTGGAATCACAAGAATGTTGGACCGCAAGGAACCAACGACAAGACATCCTTGCCATGGGCGGGGTGGTTTGGAACAGCGAACACTCAGTTGGTATCCCATGGATGCTCTGCTCGGTGACTGCTGAAAAGCACAAGCTGTCCCTCGTCAAACTCATGCGCCACCTGAACGCTCGGTGGGTCAAACATTATGAGCGTCTGTTCAACACTGCGTGGGTACACAACCCGATGCACGTTGCTATTATCAAAGCACTTGGTTACCAAACCCTACAGGATGGTGACTGGGTAAAGTTCTATATGGAGGCACCATGTGTGACCCAGTAGTTGGAACTGCACTTGCTATAGGCTCGACTCTGGCCCAGTTCCAAGCACAACGACAACAAGCCAAAGCACAGACAGAGTTCAATAACAACCAGTACAAGGCCGCTGTCCAGAACAGGAATGAGAACCTTGCGTTTAGCAACGCCGAGGCGGAGCAGGAACGACAGGGGGCGGCAGACCGACTGGATGCAATCGAGCAGGAACGTCAAGCACGAATGGCAACAGCGCGGGTATCCGCAGGTGAAGCCGGGGTGAGCGGTCTTTCAGTCAACGCATTGTTGTCCGAGTTGAGTGGTGATGCAGGTGATGCTTCCACCGCCACAATTACGAACTACTTGCGGGGACAGCAGGGTATCCGCCTGCAACAAAGTAATATCAACAATCAAGCGTCAAGCACAATCAACAACCTTCAGTCTGTAGCACGTCCCGACCTCATTGGTACTGCCCTGAAGATTGGTTCTGCTGTTGACGGTTACTACAATCCAAAGGTGAAATAATGGCACGAGTACAAGTTGGGGGCGTGAGCGCACCCGAAGCACTACGCACCACATTGAGTCCCAGTTTGCAGATGGTTCAGCAACGGCAGGACCGCACAGCAGGTACTCAAGCGGCCCAACTTGCCGAGGCCCTTGGTGTGGGAGCAACGTTCGCCCAGCAGAAAGCTGTTGAGTCAGCCGATGCTGAGGCCCGTAAGGTTCTCAATTCGATGACCATTGATGAACTTGGTAAGAAGCTGAAGTCTGGCGAACTGGCACCAAACCAGTCCCCGCTCTTCATGGCAACCCTTAACGGTATGTATGGGGAAAACCTACGGTCCAAGCTGGAACGAGACACCATCGAGAAGATGGAAACAGGTGAGCTACAGTTCAACACCCCTGAAGACCTCGACAAGTACATCACTGAGGCCCGAGGTACGTACCTGACTGAGGTAGACCCGAACGCTGTCAAGGGGTTTGACTCCAAGTTTAACCAGATGAGGCAGGGTCTTCTGGACGCTCAAGGTAAGATTACCGCCAGCGCAACCGTGGATAGGATGTCCAGCGAAGCGACTCAGTTCATGTTGAATGACGTGGATGAGTTCCGCAAAGAGAACCCTGACGCATCCCCCGGTCAGATTGCCCAGCACTTGATGAACCTCGACAAGAACCTTCGAGACATGGCACCGCTGCCACCGAAGATTCAGAAGGGTGTACTCAAGGGTGTGTTCAACGACTTGGCTGCACGTGGTGAGTTCGAGCTACTGAACGAAGCCTTGAAGATTAAACAGCCGAGTGGTCAGACAGGGGCAACCCTGATTGGTATGGACACCGCGCGTCAGCTTCTGTCAATTGCGGAGAACACCAACGACAAGAACCAACGAATCCAGTTGGACACAGACGTTGAACCATACTACCTGCAAGCCATGGAAGGTGAACTGGACCGTAAAGGTTTGGATGCCCTGAAGAAATCCAAGGAGAGGTATTTCACGACTGAGCGGTACGCGAGTATCCTCAGGATGAATGAGGTGGCTATTGACCAACGCCGCCGTTCTATTGCAGACTTTGAGCGGCAACGACAAGAAGCTCAGGGTGATTACTTTGCCCAGACCGCAGCCATGGACGCAATCCGTGCGGCCCAATCGGGTCAGCCAGTCCTTCTTAACAATGACAAGGTAACCGTGGGTTCCAAAACGATTGACTTGCAGAAAGTCCGTGAGGAAATGGTAAACACCACACTGGGTCAACGCCTGAGTGCGGGTGAGGTGAGTGTCGGACAGGCGACTGCTGAGTTGTCAATCCTTGACCAAGACTTCAAACCTTGGAAATCCTCCTTGTCACAAACTGCCAGTGCTATTGATTCCTTCAAGTTCACCCGTGGTGAGCAGGGGGGCCAGATGCCTGAGCAAATCAAGCAGGGTATCGAGTTGTATCGTCAGGTACGGGCACAGTCCCCAACATACGCTGACCGTATTGCTGGACCCAACAAGGATTTGTTCGAGGCGATTGACTTCGGTATCAGCCAGTTCGGTCTTACCACGGAAGCCGCTGCCCAAGCTGCTGCCACTATGAAGCAGTACGACCAGTTGGACCCGCTAACCCGTAAGGAACGGGATGCAGTTGCAGGGGCTGTCCGCTCTGAGGTTCTACAACCAAACTGGTTCATGGACTTCTTCACAGATGGTGCCAAGTATTCCCCCGCATTGAGTGCCCGAATCAACAAGCTGATTGACTTCTCGGTACAGGGTCTTGGTGCCACCGCTGCTGACACTTCAGAAAACCTGAAGACAATGTTATCGGCCAATACTGTGAAGGTAGGCAGCTACGCTTACCTCAACACTGACATGCCCCAGTTCAGTGGTATCAACCCGTACACTGGGACACCTATTGACCCCTCAGCACGTCCACGGTATTTGGAACGTATGCACGATTCTTTGCTGACTGCTGTTAAGCAATCACTAGCAAGCGATGAGGACATCGAACCAGACCGTATGGAAATGCGTAAGGTGGGCGCGAACATTCAAGTGTTCTACCGGGGATTCCCGGCAACGCGACCTGATGGTAGACCCTTGGTGTACCCAATCAGCCTTCTCGAAAAGGACATCCTAAAGAGGGAGGCTGATGACACCACTAAGTTTGTGGGTAATGTTGGTGGTAGAGCCACACTAGAAGAAGCAGAACGAGTACGTAACCAAGTACGAAACCGACTAAACTAAAGGCGGCACCCTGAGGGGTGTTGCCCTCATGAGGTGAACTATGCAAATGAGTAAACAACAAATCCGTGAAGTTATCACTGCTGCGGCAGAGGAACACGGAGTAAACCCAGAAGTCCTCTACAAGATGGCCGCTGTGGAATCGAACTTCAAGGCCGATGCTGTGTCCCCTAAAGGTGCACAAGGCTGGTTCCAGTTCATGCCTGCCACCGCCAAGTCTTATGGTGTGGATGACCCCACGGATTTGACTCAAGCTGCCAAAGGTGCTGCCAAGTACATGGCCGACAACCTGAAGAAGTACAACGGTGACTACGAGTTGGCCCTTGTGGATTACAATGGTGGACCACGGGCTGTCAAAGCGTATTCAAAAGGTAACGGCTTTGCGGAGTCCATCGGCTACACCCAAAAGATTCTGGGTGATGAGACCGTAAGGGGGTCCCTTAGAGGCCGAGCGCCTGTGGTTGAAGTGCCAAGTGCTGGTGCAACCCGGTCCATCACTGGTGGAAACGTGTACGGTACCGACAGCCCAACACGTAACGCCGACCCTTTTAGTATTACCCGTGCTTCTAACATTGATGCTGCTGGTAAAACTTGGACGAATCTACCTGAGAGACTTTCAGAAGCAGTCTCATTGGGTTTCAAAACGGAGAACTCTGCTTATGCCTTCCTTACTCGTACCCCTGAAGAAAGCGATATTGACCTTGACTTTGTGCTTACTGACGAAGTTGCCAAGCAATACGCCGCTGACATCCCTGAAGACAACCGTGAGTACGTTCTATCAGGCGGCTCGTTAAAGGCTATTCAGGCACGCCGTGAGCGTTACCTAGCTGCTGACAAGGACCGTCAGGAACTGTACAAGCTGGGTGCTGGTCCGGCCCTTACAGGTACCCTTCTGGGTGCTGGCTTGGACATCCCAACACTGGTAGGCTTCATCCCTCTGTTTGGTCAGACTGCAACGGTTGCCCGTGGTTCCCGTTTGGTGAACGCTGGTATCAACGCTGTTGCTGCTGGCGCTGCTGGCGGTGTTGCTGAGGCGGTGGCTGGCGCTTACCGTCCCCTACAAACCCAAGAAGACATCATGTTCGCTGCCATTGCAAGTGGTGTGTTTGGTGGTATTGGAGGTGGTCTAGCAAAACTGTCCCCAGTTGTTGCCCCTGATGCCAACGACCTGACCGATGCTATTCGCAGGCAGGCCAACCGTGAACTGGGTGGTGAGGTTATTCCCCCGGCACCAAGCCGTGAGGTTATTGTACGTCCACGTGATGCTGCGATAGAAGGTGAGGTACTGCCCCCACTGGAACCCACTGGTTTACCCGGACAACGTGCCCTTCCTTTTGACATGGTTGAAGGTGAAGGTCGGTTTGTTGATGACGCTGCTGATGGAATCGAAGGTCCCCGTGGTCTCCCAGCCCCGGCCCGTGACACTGAACCAGCAGGTATGACCGGCCCACTCGGTATCAAGGAACCCCGCAAGGAGGTACCTGAGGAAGCCGTGGAGCCAACCGTGGTACCGGAGAAGGGCGTACTACCACCGCCACCAAAGGAAGAGCCTGTGGCCCCAAAGAAGCCCAAGGCGGACCCATGGAAGCCTGAGTGGAACACCCCCAAGTTCACTACAGGTATGAACGCACGGCTGACATCCATTGGAAACAAGCGCACGCTTCGACTTCCTGAGTTGGACAAGGTGGGTGACTTGGTTGAGTACATCATGAAGTTTTCCCAGAACGATGCCATGAAGGAAATCCTGAAGAAAATCGGGAAGGTAACAAACCTCAAAGGTATCCGTGCAGAAATCATGGGAGGCGGTTTTAGTGCTGCTGGCGCTGTAACATGGCGGGGGGCCAATGCGACATCCAAACAATGGGAACGTATCCTGAAGTTGAAGCGTGGTGAAGCAGGTTTCAACGAAGAGACTCTGACCCATGAGTTGATTCACTACGTTACTGGATGGCATATCTGGGCAGCGATGGCAAAACGTGGTGTACAATCCTCAAACATTGGATTCATGGTTGACCTGCCGGAAGACTTGTTGAAGACTCTGGACCCTAAGAAGGTTCAAGTGGGTGAGGAATTGATTGACCTTTGGCTTGAAGCCCGTAAGCAACTGGCAGGTACATCCACCAGTGCAGACTTCAAGTATGGTCTCTCAGACCCGCATGAGTTCATGACCATGGGTATGACCAACCGGGAGTTCCAAGAAGCGTTGAAGTCGATGAAGTTCGGTACCTCAAAGAAGACCGTGTGGAACGCCTTTGTGGAAAAGCTGAGTAACCTTCTGGGTATCAGCAAGGGCCAGTCCAATGCCTTCAAGGAACTGGTAAGTATCTTCGAGCGTATCGCTGACGACAGTGCTGAAGTTGCAAAGTTTGAGAAGCGTAGTGGTCGAGGTAAGTCGAAGGGTGTGGATTCAGCACAGCCCATGCCTGAGGTGGAACTGTTCGCAAAGAACAACCCTGAGGTAGGTGACTCCGTGTTCGGATTTGGTATGGGAATGGAAGACAGGCTGATGAACAAGAACATCCCCAAGTCTGTACGTGTTCTTGCAGGTAAACTGTTCGGTACCACCAAAGGTTACAAGGACAAGGCAATCGCCGTGGGTGAGTCTGTCTGGGACTTGAAGTTGAAGTTGCAGAACGGCTGGCGCACCAAGGTGAACAAGGCTGGGTATGCTGGCTTCAACAAGTACAAGATGGACGGTGGTTACAAACTCCACGAAGAGTTCAAGGCCAAAGAGGACTTCCAAAAGGATATGTACCGTTTACTCCATGGCCGAGTGACTGAGGCTGATGTACACCCCGGTGTGGTAGAGGCTGTCAAAGAATGGCGTGCTACCATGCGTGACGTGGTGGACAATATCAACAACCCGGCCAAAGCAACTGGTGGGCAGAAGCGTGGTATGACCCAGCGGGTAACCAAGGATGAGAACGGTAATGATGTGTTGAGTGACCCGCTTGACTACAACGACAACTACATCCCCCGTGTAATCGACATGCAGAAATGGCACCAGATGGCGAACGAGTTTGGACGAGAGTTCATGAACGACTTCTTCGCCCAGTCATTCAAACGGGCACGTCCTGAAATGGATGACGAGCGTGCGGAACTACTAGGTAAGTGGTACGTTCAGGCGGTGGAGAAAGCCAAGCTGAACCAGAACGAAGACTTGTTGGATGCTGCACTTGCTGGTCAAGACATGCAGTGGTTGGCACAGTCTCTACGTGAGGTGAAGATTGATGAGGACATCATCAAGCAATTGTTGAACGACTTGAACCCAGCAACAAAGGGCGCAGTCAACAACAGCAACTTGAAGTTCCGTTCACTGCTGGATGAGACTCTGGAAGTGACAGGACCTGATGGACGTACTATCAGCTTTGAAGACTTCTTCGATACCAACGTGATGAACCTCGGTGACCGCTACTTCAGTCGGATGGCTGGCTCTATCTCTCTGGCAAACAAGCTGGACATTTATGATGGTGCAGGTGAGGCCAACGAGATTGCCAAGGCACTCGAACGCGAGCTAGGTACCACCATTGATGACGGTTTGAAGCGCCGAATGGAGAAGGACCTGAAGTTCGCCTTTGACCGTATCATGAATCGCCCTATGGAAGACCTGACGAAGTTCTCCAAGTCCGCCGAAATGTTCCGTAACTACAACGTGGCTACGAAAATGTCCATGGCGGTACTGAACCAGATTCAGGAACTGTCCCAGATACTGGGTACCATGGGTCTCAAGGCGACACTGGCCGCTGTGCCTGAGTTGAGGAAGTTCATGCGGGATGCCCGTACTGGAAAGTTGGGTAACGACATGCTGAACCAACTTGAGGAAATGATTGATGGTGCAGGTAACGACCTAATCAACCGTATCCAGTGGGCACCAAACAATGACTGGGTAAGAACCTTCGGGGACTCTACAGTAAACCAGTGGTTGGACAAGGCTGATACCGCCTCACGGTTTATGGCTGATGGTGTCTTGAAGGTAACCGGGATGACTGGTTTGATGTCACAGCAGAAGCGTCTACATGCTATTGCCTTTATCAACCACTTCCATGCTGCCGCGCTGGGTAAGAAGAAGTTGGCCTTCAGTGCTGACCGCCTTGCGTGGATGGGTTTAAACCCGGAAGACTCAGGTAAGATACTAGGTAGTCTGAAGACTTACACCAAGCAGAAAGCCAATGGGCGTGTAGACACAGTGGACTTTGTAAAGTGGCAGTCTGAAGACCCTGACTCATTCAGTAAGTTCATGACCGCCTTCCAACGTGAAGCTCGTAGAACGGTACAGGAAAACGACTTGGCCTCAATGGTGCCCTTCATGGGAACCACACTGGGTCAGACATTCTTCCAGTTCATGAACTTTGTGGTTCAGGCTTGGAACAAGCAGATGATGTTCGCAGCAAACTACCGCGACATCGAGACTGTACAAACCATGTTGTGGGGCACAATGATGTCCGCAATGACTTACACCTTCCGCACCTATCAACAGGCGCAGGGCCGCAGTGAAGAAGAGAAGCAGAAGTTCCTTGAAGAAAACCTTGCGTTAGACAAGGTAGTCCTTCGGTCTGTAGGCCGAATAGCTCAGGCTTCATTGATTCCTTCATTCATTGATACCCTGTCCCCTGTACCGCTCTTTAGTGGTATGCGGACGACAACCGAGAAGACTGACTTGTTGGCTAACCCCACGACTGACCTTATCTCCACCGCCATGGCAACAGCCAAGCGTATCGGGAAGGCAGCGGCGGGGGAAGAGTCAATGAGCGAGGCAGACTACCGTGCTGCCCTCAAGATGCTCCCCATGAGTAACGCCATTGGGGTATCCTCGGTGTTGAATAACATTGCGGCAGACTTAGCTGCTGACGTGGAACTTGAGTAATCAACTGGGGCACCTTCGGGTGTCCCTATTTTTTGGAGAACAAGATGGCTTTTAGCTTTCAAACATACGTGGGTTCAGCAGGCCGGGTGGACTTTCAGTTCGACTTCCCGTACCTAGATGAAGACCACGTTCAAGTAACGGTTGATGGTTTGGCGGCACAGTTTGCCTTCCTGAATCCCTCAACGGTACGTCTGGCAACGCCGCCTGCTGATGGCGCAGCAATCCTTATCCGCCGCAGAACACCTATTGACAAAGCCCCTGTAGATTACAACGATGGTACTGTACTGGCCGAGAAAGACTTGGACCGGGCTGTACTATACAACCTGTACGTAGTTCAGGAACTGCGTGATGAGTTGGATGCAGATGTGCAGTTGGGTGAAGGCGATGGTGAACTCCTGAACAACGCTTCGTTTAATTACGACTTAGCCTTGTCGGTCCCCTATGCCCCTGAGAATGAAGAGGTACTGTTGAACATTGTGATGACAACCAACGTCAGACTCGGTGTTAATGCGGGAGGTTCCACTTCCTATGTTCGTATCCCAGCACTAGGCAGTAACGCAGTGTTCAGTCTACGCCGGAATGGTGTGGAGATTGGTACCTTGACTTTCCTTGCAGGTTCAAACGTGGGTGTCTTCTCGGTACCAACCGAAGTGGTGTTCGCTGTGGGTGACCGCCTTGATGTTGTTTCCCCCGCACTGGTTCCCTTGAATTTCCGAGGTATGGGTGTGGTCCTACGTACACGCAGAGTAACGGTGGTGTAATCATGAGTTTCGTCTACATTGAGGGTTTCGACAACTTCGCTGTCAACCAAGACTTACGCGATGAGGGCTGGCAAAGCACTCGAAGTGATGGTGCAATTCTAGGAAGCACGCTGACGTTTTACTCAGGTAGACTGAACGAGCGTAGCTTCGGTAAGAACACTGCAAGTACAAACACTGATGGATTCGGCAGGTTAATCCCTGCTGCCATTGAGCGAAACCTGCACATGGGTTTTGGTTTTAAGGATGCGGGACAGCGTGAGAATTCTTCTTGGTCCTCGTCTTCTGAGGTGGTATCGAACATTGTGACTGCGATGACTACAGCCAGTAACGGTTCCCTGAAGCCAATCCTTGTTGTTACCTACCTACATCGCTCTCGAAGATTCGCCATCACAAGCAACACAAACACAAACATCACTAACCCCGGAAGTACCTCTGTCAGTCAAAGGACATTCTATTCGGATGCTCCTGACTGGTTTGACCCCACGGTTTGGAACTATCTTGAACTCATTGTGACAAACAACGGTAACGAAGCATACCTATTCTGTAACGGTGAGGCGGTGGCGAGTAACATCGACACGGGAATTGTTTATGGCTCAGGAGGATTCACATTCTTCTACTTCATCGACTTCCCGAACAGGGTCCAGTGGAGTTACCCAATCCACGGACCTATTGGTAACGGTGAGTTTACAGGGAACGCTGTCGGTGTAGGGGGTCCCAGACCACGATATGATGACGTGTTCATCAAACAGTCAACCGTACTTGCACAACCTTTAGGGGACTTTAGGATTAACGATGGTCCTGCAACAGCAGACTTCTCTGTTGAGTTTACCCCAACGGTTGGTTCACTGGATAACTTCTCGAACCTTGATGAACTTACAGCCGATGGTGACATCACTGTGGTATCTTCGGACACTCCCACAAAGACAGACCTATATTCACACTCTGTGGTTCTTTCACCTGTTGTTGTTCCGAATACCGTGACGGTAAAGACACGGGTCGTGGCAAAGAACGCTGTGATTGCCCCTGTGGTATTCGCTGGGGTTATCTCGGACGGTCTTGTTACAATCGAAGGTGGTGTATATCCGATAGGAACAACCTATGGATACCATTCCTTAACCTACAACACAGATGCCAATGGTGTTCCATGGACAAAGCTGAGTGCTGAGTCAACACTATTTGGATTCATCCACAAACCATAGGAGTTTTTATGTCAATTACTTTCATTGATGGCTTCTCCACTTATGGGACCACGGAGAAACTCTACCAGAACGGGTGGGTTCCAACAGGTTCCAGCCCCACTACCTTCACTACAGGTCGGTTTGCAGGTTCCTCTGCTGCCAGTTTTGATGGTATTCAGCGTGGACTACGCCGCAGCTTTGGTCAAGGTGCAGTGACTGAGTTCTGTATTGGGTTTGCCCACCGGGTTAATTCTTCAGATTCAAACTCAATTAGGGTTCTAAACCTGTTCGGCCAAACAATTCCCCGGTACATCCTGCGGATATTACCAGAGGGTGTTCTTGAAGTACTGTACAACAACAACCTGTCCAGCAGTCAGATTACTTTGGAAACCCTGAGTTTGGGCCAAGGCTCAACTGTGGTAAACACTGTAGGTGCTTGGAACTACATCGAGTTCCGTGTGTTCGACAACACGAGTTTCCAAGTGTTTGTGAACGGTACCCTAGACTTTGGAGGTACCCTACCTGACTCCGTTAGCCTGTTCTCCTACGGCTTTGGATACGACCCCGTATTCCAAAACAACGGTGGACAACGAAGCCGTGTTACAGACCTCTATGTTAAAGTGGCGGGTGGTATCTACAATACTGACACATTACCTCTGGGCGACTGTCGGGTTGACGTTAAGGTTCCTGAAGAGGATGTGACAACCCAATTCGTTCCGTCTTCCGGGACAACCAACTACGAGAACGTTGATGAGCGGGAGCAGGATGGTGATGCAACGTTTGTCAGTGCTGCAAACACTGGTGAGTTCGATGCTTACCGCTCTACTACCCCACTACCGTACAATCCCCAAAAGATTCATGCGGTTCAAGTCGGTGTTGTAGCCCGGAAGTCCGATGCAGGTCTTCGCCGCGCGGGTATTCGTGTACAATCCGCTGGTGGTACGGTGGTTACCTTCCCCGGAACATCACTGGGTATCGAATACCAGAGAACCAACGAGGTTCTTGAGGTTGACCCAGATGGTAACATCGAATGGTCAAAGCCTAAAGTTGATTCCTTAATCTTCGGCCCACGTATCGAGGTGTAACATGAGTAACCCTGTAGTCACCAAGCAGAATATCGCCATCGGATTCTCGGTGGACACGTCTGTGGTTGACGTTAGGGTTACCTCAATCAATCTGCAAGTCCTTGCCAGCGTAGCTGCTGGTTTGGACAACCTTGTTAGGGTTACGCAGGTACCAGTTGAGGTACTTCTTTCGGCTTCCCCAGCTAAGGCACCCTCGGTGTCAATCATTCAACACGGATGGAACCCAGACTTGGATGTTCCACCAGAATTAGAAACGGATTTAGAACCATGAACCATGAAGACGTTACTGACAAGCGGGTAACACTGCTTGAGTTCCGCATGGAACTACAAGAGAAAGCGACTTCGGAACTCACAACCACTGTCTCGGCGGTGGACAAAGCCTTGGGCAACGTAGTACAGCAACTATCTCAAATCAAATGGATTGCCATTGGGGGTATTGCCTCCCTGTTTCTTGCAGGGTCCCCATGGGCAGCTAAAGTAATAGGATTGATTCTATGAGTAAAGCCTCAGAAAAGGTCCTTAATGACCTTCACACTAAACTTGCAGAGGTCCTGAAGGACGCACTTGCGGATAAGCACGACCCGGAGACTGGCGACAAGCTGCCTCCCAACGCTGCAATTCTGAACGTGGCCCGACAGTTCCTCAAAGACAACAAGATTGAAGCCGGTCTGACCAACACTGATTCAGCTATCGGCTCTCTGGCTGACCTGCCAGTGTTCGATGATGACGAGAATGTGGTGCCCTTCAGGGCTTCCAAGTAACACGGTAAGGGGTGAGTATCCCCTTGCCCCTACCGATGCAACCAAGAGGCCCTCATGACTCCACAACAGCAGGAATACGCACGGATGTTGAAAGACTTCCGGGTGTTTATCTTTCTGGTATGGCGCAGTTTAAACCTGCCCAAACCAACCCGTATGCAAAACGACATTGCACTCTACCTTCAGCATGGTCCAAAGCGTTCAATCATTGAGGCTTTCCGTGGTGTTGGTAAATCATGGCTCACAGCGGCCTTTGTCGTGTGGCTGTTGCTTCGCAATCCCCAGTTGAAGATTATGGTAGTGTCGGCCTCCAAGGACCGCTCAGATGCCTTCTCAACGTTTGTGAAGCGAATCATTAACGAACTCCCTATTTGTGAACACCTGAGGACCAAGCCGGGTCAACGGGACTCCATGATTAGCTTTGATGTTGGCCCAGCCACTCCTGACCAGTCACCTTCGGTTAAGTCCGTGGGTATCACCGGGCAGCTTACTGGTTCTCGTGCTGATATTATCATTGCCGATGACGTGGAAGTTCTGAACAACTCCGCTACTCAGGCCATGCGTGACAAGCTCAGTGAACTGGTAAAGGAATTCGATGCGATTCTGAAACCGCTGGACACCTCAAGGATTATCTACTTGGGTACCCCGCAGTGTGAAATGTCCCTGTACAACGCCTTGCCAGAACGTGGCTACGAAGTACGGGTATGGCCTGCTCAGTATCCCACCGCCAATAAGGTGGCAAACTACAAGGGACGACTGGCCCCCATCATTACCCATGACATGGAGAATGGTGCAAACGCTGGTGACCCTACAGACCCTGTACGATTCACCCACGAGGACTTGATGGAACGCCGGGTCTCCTATGGAGCCGCAGGCTTTGCCATGCAGTTCATGCTGGATACAACCCTGAGCGATACCGAGAAGTACCCATTGAAGCTGAAGGACCTGATTGTACAGTCCTTGGCACTCGACAGGGGACCCTTGAAGTTGGCTTGGGCTGCTGACAAGGACTTGGCCCATACCGACCTTGAAGCCATGGGGCTTACTGGTGACCGTTTCTATTCCCCCTTCTGGGTTGACCGGGAGAACATGAAGGAATGGGAAGGTACCGTATTAGCCATTGACCCGAGCGGTAGAGGCTCCGATGAGACCGGGTATGCCGTAGTATCCCAGCTTGGTGGTTATCTCTTCCTGAGGGCTTCTGGTGGCCTCCGTGGGGGTTATACACCTGAGAACCTTGAGACTCTGGCAAACATCGCCAAGAACTACAAGGCCAAGCAGGTAATCATTGAGGCCAACTTCGGTGATGGTATGTATTCAGAACTCATCAAACCTGTACTGGGAAGAATATATCCCTGCTCAGTTGAAGAGGTGAAACACCACACCCAGAAGGAACGCCGCATCATTGACACGCTGGAACCAGTACTGTCAACCCATAGGCTGGTTGTCGATAAGGCAGTCATTGAGAAGGACTACAAGGACACCATGGTAGACCCATGCTATTCCCTGTTCTATCAGATGACCCGTATCACCGCTGACCGTGGGGCATTGAAGCATGATGACCGATTGGATGCCTTGGCTATTGCTGTTGCGTACTGGTCAGAAGCCATGGCCCGTGATAACGACAAAGCTCTGGAATCCCACAAGGCTAAACTGCTGGATGCAGAACTGAGGAAGTTCAAGTCTCAAGTAGTGGGTGCCAAGAAGCAATCCTCTGGTGGTTGGTTCAAAGGTAACCGAGGGTTCAGATAAAGGTAGACGGTGAGGTATGATACTTGGTAGTATAAAGCTACTGGGGGCACGCTTCATCGTCTAGCGATGGGGTCCACGATACAGACCGTTTGTTGTCTGGTAGTGGCTCAGGGGAACTTCATTGCTGGACTAATGTGGATAACACACTAGGACCCAATAAGAAACCTGTGGGAACCTACTCACCTGAACTGGTAACCTACGTGTATCTCCCTTTGATGGGAATGATTGTAAGCTGAACAACCTTGAGTAACACTACTCTGGGTCTAGTAGCCTTCCCTTCAGATAGACTATTGGGGTAACCACTGGGGGGTAGGGGGGCACCTCATAGGTTTCTTATTGCGTCCTAATATAGAGTAACCTTGTAAGGTCTCTTTAAGATACCCTATAAGAGTAATGACCATCATAGATATAAACTATCCATGACCTATCCTGTAGACAACCCTCAAGGTAATCCACAAGATGATTCAGCTAGGTACCCCTTAGGGGGTGACCGCTCAGTGGACTGTAGGTACCTTCTGGTGACTCCCATGGGGTATCCCGTAGGGAGGAATGTTTATAGTGAAAAATGTGAGAGAGTAATCGACAAGATCGGGACAGTTCAAACCCCCCTTGCCACCCCTGCTCTACCCACAGGACACCCCACAAGTTCCCCCACAAGGGTAACGCGCAGGCGTGCACGGGTATACGATAGGGGAATCCTATGGGTAATCAAGGGGTTATCATAGGGATTGACTATAGGGGAGACTCAAGGGGATAGTCAGGGGCTATGTCCTAGGCTATCTGTTCCCCTCAAGATACACCACAAGATGTAGTACTGGATACCACCGCCACCACAACCTATAGTGTACCCTCAAGACAATCCACAAGGCGTATCAATTTTTTTCTTCGAGGGGGTTGACAAGGTGCCCGGAAGTGTGCACAATGGGAACCACTGATTCAACACAACAAGGAAATAGACCATGATTACACGTGAAGCCTTTGAACAAATGGACCATGCCAAGCTGGTAAACATGCTGGTATCAATTCAGGGCCTTATAGGTGCCCAGCGTTCCAAGTGGATAGAATTAAAACGGGGTGCTGAGGTGGAAGGTTTCCAGATTATGGCGACTCGCTTGGAGGCCCGGATTGAGACCGCGAGTCACCTTCTGGATGCCATTTCGAGGGAGGCCGAGTAACCCACAAGGGACCCGCAAGGGTTCCATTCTGTCAGGCTCTTATCAATTTTTTGGTAGGGGGTTGACAAAATGGAAAACACCGTGTAGAATGGTTTCCATGCTGAAGAAAACACTCAGCCGCTCATTAAAAGTTTAATCCGATATAACCACCTTCAGGTGGGCGTACAGGTGACTGTATGCTCTCAGGACTAGGTACGGGGACAGGCCGATTATTCCCGCACCTGAAGGCCACGTGGAAAATTCCCTTGATTGGGTGAGTACTGTGGGGGTTGACAAACCGGATTAAACGTGTATAATGGGCACCATGCTGAAGCGATTCAGCAAGTATCCTAAAGGTGGCACTAGGAAAGTCATAGGCCCTACGTTCTTTAACAATTTGATAATGATGCGATTTTCTCTCACAAGGGGATGTCCTGCGGGTAACACTGCGGGGCAAACCCTGAGGGCTTACCATGGGTGGGTCTTCAGGGTTTGTTTAACAACCTGTGAGGTAATCAAAATGACAAGTCTTGAACTGTACATAGCTGTGTGGTCTGTGGTCTCGTTTTACGTAGCCTACAAACTGTGGAGCATGTAACCATGAATAAATTCTTCCTGAAATTCGCACCCTTTACGGTTACAGTGTACTGGGGTCGTGACGTATTCACCCACAAAGCATGGTCCCTAAAGGGTGCCCTTGAGTGGGTACGCTGTTATCCCTTGGGGGCTGACTTGGTGGCCCGTAAGCGGGGGTCTCTGGTCCTTTACCGGGGGATGTCACTGTGAAAACCTTCGAGAAAAATCAACAGGTAGTCTGTCAGAACCCTGAGGGGTACTCCCTCACTATGGGTAAACCCTACACTGTACTGTGGTACTGGCCCAGTGAGGGTTCCGACTTACCCGGCTTTACATGGCCTGCCTATGTGGATTTAATGGATGATAGGGGTAAAAAAGTAACCTGCCATGCTTCACGATTCAAACCGATAGATTGACAACTCAGGCCCATTGTGTTACAGTGGGTCTCGGTGGTCGATTTGACCGATAACCTGTGAGGATAACATCATGACAACACAATTTGAATTTGACCGTGCCCGTGCTAACCTGCACCATTTCGTGCTGCGTACCGCCCGTAATGTGGCCCGTTCTGTGGGCTTCAGTTACGAGGAACGCGAGGATGCACCGGACACCCTGCAATCAATCCGCGAGGCTTTCCTGAAGTCCCGTAATGACCGCTCAGGGTTTCCAGTGTATGCCGGGGCAAGTGATAAAACCATTTATTTGTCACCTGAGGGTAATTGGGCTTTCCGGTTCTGGCATGACATCCTGCATGTAATCCATGCGAGTAACACCACATTCGAGGATGAGGTTAAGCTCGGGTGGCTCCACGTGCAGGCAGTCGAAAAGGAATTCGGCAAGGGTTCCCTTGAAGCTCGGATTATGGGCTGGGATACCGTGGGACAATCAGCATACCATGTAATGATGGGGAATTTCCCTGAAGACCAGCGTGAGTTTGTCTTCAATGCCCTGACTCGTGGTGCGAATCTCAACCAGTGGGCGGACATGGCCTACAATGGTCTGGAAGTCGAAGTTTAACAGGTTGACAATCGTAGGGCCTCAAGGGGTCCTACAGTGGTCGATTTGACCGAATATGTGAGGTATGAATAATGGAATCAATCATAAAGTTTCACCGGAAGAACCCTGAAGTGGGGTCCTTGGGTAAGCCCAGCAAAATGCCGGGGTTTGCCTATGGCCTGAGCGCGTTCGACTGTAAAGTAGGGGCCAAACTCCGTGAGGTGGAAGGCTCCACGTGTAACAAGTGCTACGCAACCCGTGGGCACTACCTGTACGCCAACGTGAAGAAAGCACAAGCTGTCCGCCTTCACTCACTCGATGAGGCCCAATGGGTCCTTGCCATGGTGGAGAAAATCCGCGAGACAACAACGGGTTACTTCAGGTGGCACGATAGCGGGGACCTGCAAAGTCTTCAGCACTTGTTTCAAATTGTGGCGGTGGCTGAGGCACTACCTGAAGTCAAATTCTGGATGCCTACCCGTGAGAAAGCCATTGTGAACGAGTACCTGAGGACCTTCGGGGATTTCCCTGAGAATCTGACCGTGCGTGTATCTGCTGCCATGATTGGGGGTGAACCACCTGCGGGTTTCCCTCAGACATCGACAGTACACAAGAAAACCATGGTACCTGTGGGCCACGTGTGTCCATCGAACATGAACGCTGGGAAGTGTGGCGAGTGTCGCGCTTGCTGGGATAAATCCGTGGATAACGTGTCGTATCCATACCACTGATAGGGGTTGACAGCCAAGTGGGATTCGTGTAGAGTCTCACTTAACGGTCAATTCAGGCCGATTTTAAAACCGCCATTATAGGAGAAATACCATGGCAAAGCGCGATTCTCACATCATTGACACTGTGCTGAACACCCTGAAGCAGGACAGCATGACAAACCTTGAAGGTATGGTTCTGTGTGGTACAACCCGACTTGCTGCCCACGTGGAAAAGCTACGCAAAAAGGGCTACCTGATTCGTTCGGAGAACTTTGTGACCAAGCAAGGTATCCGACTGGCCCGATACAAGCGTGTGAAGTACCAAATGCAAGGCGATGCGCGGCCATATTGCACACCCGATAATGAAGGGAACTACAAACCTATCCCACAAGACACCTTGTTCACACGTTTAGCGTAATACTCCAATTCATGGGCCTTGCGGGGTCCATGGGTGGGCGTGTTGCCCGGTTTAAGATGAGGTGAATCATGAAAGTATTCGTTTACAGGAACCTGCACCGGAAGTGCTTCAGCGTGAAGGCGTTGGAAGGCCCCAACAAGGGCCGGGTGGTGGCTTGGGTTGATGACATCACACTGTCCGGTGTGGTCTTCAAGGTTTCCAAGGCAGGCCGTGCTAGGGTTCTGGCTGAGGGCAAAAAGAATGTCCACGCTGGTGTGGCGGGTGAGTGGGTCCGCAATGAGGTGGTAGCACGTACCAAAGAAGCCCAGTACAATGAGGTCCTTCGCAAGTCATGGGCCACGTACAACCCCTACAAGTTTTCATCATTTGTTTTCTCGGATGACTTGTCACCTGTGACCACCGCCACGTATGCCCGTGTGAATCACCAAGGCATTGCCGTGTGGGGTGCACAATGATAGTCTACCGTGTTGAGGACCGTGAAGGTGAGGGTTTCTACCGCTCGTCTGATACCCCATGGGATGAACTGGGTGGTGGGTACCAGTCTGAACCACGTCACCCGGCACCTTGGAGGGATGCACGACTGGCACCTGAGTGGAGCGGCTTGGAGGACCAAGAGGTACACCTTGAGTGGCACTTCGGGTTTACCAGCAAGGCTTCCCTGAAGCGGTGGTTCTGGCTGAAGGAAGACCGTGTTACAATGCACCGTGCTGGCCTGAGGGTGGCAGTGTATGAGGTACCCAAAGAATTTGTGAAGCGCGGTGCTGCCCAGTGTATTTTCCATGGGGATTATCACCGGGAGTGTCACAGGATTGAAGTGATTGATTTGGACAAGATATGAGTTTGACAATTGTGGTGGTCTGCTGTATAGTGGGCCTTCTGGTTTGTTCTTTTTGGAGGAAGTAATGTTCCCAATTAAATTGTGCGGTGGTACAGTAACCACCAAGCGAGTGATGGTGAGGGTCAACGGGGTTACCCTGCTGGTTCGCATCCGTTGCTGGTCTAATCGCCCTGCCCGTGGGTACATCACGAGTATCAGCGGGTACGAGAACGACACGGACCTGTCTGCTGTGCTGGACCGTGCTGTGATTCATTATATTGAAGACAAGGTGGGATACGCCTTACAACCTGAGGGGAATCTGAATGATTGAGTTGAAGAAGGAAGAAGGTGTTCGCCTGTTTCGTATGCTTATGGAACTGGTGAACTACCAAAGAAACCATATCGACCAACTGGATGAGGCTGTTACAAACGCCATGCTGTTCAGTGAAGGGGAGGAGGATGACATATCCCAGCTTGAATATGAGGTGGAAATGTTACGGAAACAATTGACCGGACTCGGTGTTGAAATTGAATTTGACAAGGAAGAAAAAAGTGTTGACGAGAACTGAGCAGGCGGTGGTTGACCACTTCCTTGATGAGTACGATGAGGAAGACAACTTCCAGCAAGTCATCTTCAAGGTGACAAACTGGGACAACTCAGTGGTGGTCAAGGATGACTACGATGAGTTCAAGAGACCTGAACTGGTCTCGATGATGTGGGATTACCGTGCTGGTCTTGAAGCTGCGGGGGTTCCTGATGGACCCAAATGATTACGCCGACTGGCTAGACTGGTTGGATTCTTTTTCTTTTAACCGTAAGGGGTGATGTGATGCGATATGTGGTTGGTTACGTAGCGTGCTGTGTGTTACTTGTGGTTGCCAAGGTAGCCATGTTCACAGCGATTGTGGTGGGTGTTGCTTCTTGTCTGGGGGTTGTATGAGAAAGAGCACCTTGATGGGCTGGTCTCAGGAACAATGGGACCAAGCAAGTGATGAGTTCAAGAAGCGTTACAAAGTACCACCGAGAATTCGTGGTAGTATCTTGAACGCAATGTGTGGCGAACCCTCGGACGTACAACCGTACATTGACCTTCAAGTGTGGTGGGATACGAACTTCAGTTCACCACCACCAGATAGACCAGTTGTTAAACCAGTGGAGCAAAGCAAGATGAGTACAGAACGAGTGAACTTCGGATTCCCCTGCAAGGTTATCACCAAGGGTTGGACCTATGACCCGATGACCATGCGGAAAGTGTATGAAATCAGGGTCCGTGTGGGTGAGGTAACCTTCGGTTCCAGACAAGTACTGGATACCCGAATGGCGGAGGATGCTTTTTTCATGAACGCCGTGGAACACCGCACGATTGAGAACCTAAAGCGTGAGGTGGTTGACAAACTGTTTCCAAACCTGTAAACTGTAGTTTCTGTAGTACCCTGTTGTTTTTTACTAACGTTAATGAGGAAATGAAAATGGACCGTATCACTTTAACCCGCGCCGAAGCTGTTGCCCTGCTGTTGTTGACTGGCCCCGGCGGTGCTGACCTGACCCGTAAGAACAAGGCTCCGGCCCTGAAGATGTTCCCTGAGTTGGCCCGTGTTCTGAACGAGACAACCCAGAAGGAAGTGGATGATGCCTGTTACAACTTTGTCGAGAAGGTACGCACGCAACTGGTTCAGTTCAACGAGGGTATCATCAACCGGGAGCGTACCGAGCGTGAACGACAAGAGCGTGCCAAGCAGAACGACCTGTTCTACAAGAATGTGACTGGCCTGCTGAAGAAAGTAAACGACACCGTGTGGTTGACCGGGAAGGAAGGTCTCGACTTGGCATTGGCCCGTTACCCTGAGGCAGACATCCGGGAGAACCGCTTGGGAAAGCTGGAATACTTTGGTCGAAAGAGCATGAGCACTCCGCCAGTGCCCCGTGGTCCAGTGTCCGACAACTCGTTGAGTGAGTTGCTCAAGACCAAGCTACCGTACCCTCCCCTTGTGTTCTAAGTACAGGGTTGAGTATCACCTTCTCGATGACTTCGGGGAGGTGATACGGATTGTGAAGACGAAGTGGGAGGCCCTAGGTTGGTACAACAACGGGGGTCTCTATGACCGTAAGAAAGTTCCTGTCCCTGTGGTTGACCACTCGGACCTACCTGATGCACCATTCTAAAGGATTGATTATGAAAGACTTTTTGTTGAAGACTCTGGCGAAGACTATCGAAGTACCGGGTAAGGCAGTGGTATCCACCGCCAAGTTTGTATCCCCGTTCCTCATCAAGAACCAGTACATCCGTGAGTTGTACCGCAAGAACATTAACTTGTTCCGCTTGCACTTGGCCCTGTCCGTTCTGCTGTTGTCTGTACCCGTGGTTATCATCTGCCTGTGGGGTACGTTCCTCGGCGCAGTGGTTGCAATCAAGGACTTCCTTGTTGAGTTGACTGAGGAACTGACCTACGAATTCAAGTCAGTCTACCGTCCAATCGTTCGTGGTTTCAAAGAGGGCCTACCACGTGACTGAACTTGAAGTGCTTCGGATTCGATACAACAATGCACGTGACACGATTGCGGAACTCAAGCAAGAACTGTCCGTGCTGTACTCAAAGGTGGCTTACTATGAAAGCATTAAAGGAACTGGTGACGTTCATCAGCATTATGGTGGCACTGCTACTAGCACTGTCGGGCAAGGCCAACTCAAGTGACTCGGTTGACAAGGCACACTGTCTACCCACCGATGTGGTACGCACTACCATGGCTGAGGAACAGTTCAGGATGACCCGCATTGACTTCGATAGGGATTGGGCACTGGTTACCTACACCCGCTACAACGAGGTCGTACAGTGGGTGTTCCTGCCCTCTGGTAAGGCATGTTTGTTTCGTGAAAGATTAGGAGGAAGTTGAAGATGAATATAGTAAGTAAGCTACCCAGTATCATTGGTATCTGCGGACCTGCCCGTGCTGGTAAGGACACAATTGCTTCAGTACTGGTTGGCAAGTTCGGTTACCAGAAGGACAGCTTCGCTGCACCACTACGTACCTTCGTGGCAAACCTGTGTGGTGTATCGCTGGCCCAGTTGGAAAACATCAAGGACTTCCCATCGGATGCCCTCGGTGGTAAGACCCCGCGCTACGCCATGCAGACATTGGGCACTGAGTGGGGCCGCAAGATGCTGGCTGAGGACCTGTGGATTAACTACCTGATTCGCCGCTCGACTGGTCTTCGGATGGTGGTCCCGGACATTCGGTTTGAGAACGAGGCGGAAGCCATTGTTAAAGCAGGTGGCGCTATCATCAAGGTGATTCGCCCCGGTGTTGAGATTGTGGAATCCACCCACGTGAGTGAGCGGGGTATTCCTGACAAGTACGTGGACCACTTCGTGTTGAACGACAAGGCCGAACAGGACTTGAAGAACTCGGTGGTTGACCTGATGTATTGTTTCTACGAATGAGGTAGCTTATGAAAGTCTTGAACTTTGTGGACCTGTTGGGTTCCAGCAAGATAGAACAGATGGACTGTGGTCTGATGGATGCCCAGATACAACACGTGAGGGTCTGGGACAGGGGTGTGTATGACCGTATCAACGAATCATTCCCGAACAATCCACACCGCTACACGTTTGACATCAAGGTGCACATGCTGATGCCCGGTCAGTACCCTTGCATACCCAACTGGCACTTCGACATGGTACCCCGTGATGGGCAGAACAAGGTACAGTTGGACAAGCGCAAGGACACACCGATGTACCTGTGGTTGAGCAACGGTCCTTACACGGAGTTCAAGGCTGATGTGGGTGTGATACAGGTACCTAGTAAAACTTGGGTTGAGTTCACCCAGTTCGATGAACACCGTGGTGTAGCCAGTACCGGGCACCAGTGGCGTATGTTCGTGAGGGCAGTACCAAAAGAATTCCGTGCACCAAAGAACCTTACCGAGTCAGCCTCAAGGCGGCACGCTCAGGTGTATCTGGATGCTTCAAACTTTAAATGGTGAGGTGAGGTATGACACTTGGATTCGAGAGCGTGGTGGCTGCGGCTACCCCGGTAAACGTAGTGCTGATAGTTACCTTCTGCTGCCTGTTCATTGGAGCCATGATGGTTGACTGTTTCAACGATGATGACGACATGGATGGTTTAGCATGAAGATTCACATTGTGATTGAGGATACCCTAAAGGGTGTCGATGTGTCATGCAAGGTAGATACCAGTGAGAAGAACCCTGCTGGATACACCGAAAGTCTGGCCTACCTGATAGCCCAGCAGGTTTACTGGCAGGTATTGAAGCCTGCTTTGGACAACAAAAGTATGAGAGTGAAAGAAGTACCCTACCCTAGGGCATTGGGTCTCCCGCCAAAGGCGACTCACTGAGGTATGATACTAGGGTGTACCCAGAGAGATACTCTTATAGATTATCTTATAGGTACACCTTATAGTTTTCTTTCTTATAGAGTATATATTAAAGATAATACCTATAAGAAAGAACATTAAGATAATCATTAAGTAACCATAAGGATGACATTATGTGGACACCTGAAGCACTGTTGGCAGAACAAGTGAAGTTGGAAGAGCAGATGGTTCTGGATGGTGCTGACCGCTACATGCGTAACGTGAACCGTAACCGTGAGCGTGGGATGGAAGACAAGTTGGACTACAGCAAGCGCATCATTGGTGCCAAGACTGAGGCCCTTGCAAAAGCCATTGAGGAATGGAAGCAGGCCATGGCAGCAGGCCACGCCAGTCACCGGGGGATTGCCTACCGTTACATCCATGACATGGACAACAAGGTACTGGCCTACCTGACCCTGAAGGCTGTACTTGCAGGTATCACCAAGCCGCGCACCTTACAGATGGTTACCATTTCCATTGGGACCACCGTTGAGGATGAGAAGCGACTGGCTGCTATCCGGGACACCGAGAAGAAGTCCTTCAACCGTATCGTTGAGAAGGCCAGTGAGCGTGCCAGTGACAACAACAAGCACTACTACGCAGTCCGTGCTGCCCGTGAGGTGGACGACTGGGAAGAGTGGGGCAAGCAGGACAGGCTGCACATTGGGATGCGCCTGCTGGACATTATGATGCAGACCGTGGGGTTGGTTGAGGTGTTCATGCAGAAGCATAGCGCCACGACTGGTGCCAAGTACATCCGTGCCACCGCCGAGACAGTCGAGTGGATTGAGAAGCGTGTTGAGGTTGCCCAGTACTTCCGCCCGGTGTTCGAGCCGATGGTTGTACCGCCCAAGCCATGGACCAATGTCCGTGACGGTGGGTACCTGACCTCGTTCATCAAACCATTGTGTCTGGTGAAGTTCTCTCGGGTGAGCAAGGAGTACATCGAACAGTTGGACTCAGTGGAAATGCCAGTGGTCTACGAGGCAGTCAACGCCTTGCAGAATACAGCGTGGTCAATTAACAGCAAGGTGCTGGACGTGATGCAGACATTGTGGGAAGCAGGAAGCAACCTGCCCTGCCTACCCCTGCGTAATGGCCTGCCCATGCCAACCAAGCCACACGACATTGACACCAACAAGATGGCCCAGCGTGATTACCGAAGTGCTGCCGCGAAGATTCACATGCTGAACCTGTCCCACATGGGGCAGCGTATTGGATTCAACTACACGGTACGACAAGCCAGAAGGTTTGAGGCGTACCCTGAGTTGTACTTCCCGTACCAGTTGGACTTCCGTGGACGCATCTATGCGGTGCCCCACCTGAACCCGCAAGGTCCTGACAACATGAAGGGACTGTTGCAGTTCGCCAAGGGTACCCCGCTGGGTAAGGATGGTGCCAAGTGGTTGGCTTTCCATGGTGCGAATGTGGCAGGCAATGACAAATGCAGCATTGATGAGCGCGTGCAGTGGGTACTGGAAAACGAGAAAGCAATCTTGGCCTGTGCGGAGAATCCTCTGGACAACCTTGAGTGGACAACCACACTGGGTGGTGTTGAGATTGACAAGCCGTTCCAGTTCTTGGCCTTCTGCTTTGAGTGGGCCGGGTACCGCCGTGAAGGTGAGGCGTATGAGTCTCGCATCCCGGTTGCCTTGGATGGTTCATGCTCAGGTATTCAACACTTCTCCGCTATGCTCAAGGACGAGCGTGGTGGTGCAGCGGTGAACCTGACCCCCGCCAAGCTACCTCAGGACGTGTACCGGATGGTGGCCGAGGAAGTCATCAAGATGGCCGAGGTGGATGCCGTGAGTGGTACCCCTGATGAACCTATGAGCAGGACCGATGAGGCCACTGGCGAGGTGTATGAGTGGGTTCGTGACGGTTCCAAGAGTGCGGCCCAAGCGTGGTTGAAGTTTGGTATCACCCGCAAGGTGACCAAGCGTTCAGTCATGACGCTGGCCTACGGTTCCAAGGAGTACGGGTTCCGTGACCAGTTGATGACCGACATCATTGGACCAGCCAAGACCGCAGCGATGCGCCCGGATGGTACCACTGACAGCGAGAAGTTCCCCTTCTCTGGTGATGGTTATGGCGCTGCCCTGTACATGAGCAAGTTGATTTGGATTGCGGTGAACCGGGTACTTGTGAAGGCAGGCGAAGCCATGGAGTGGTTGCAAGATGCAGCGAAACTCCTAGGCCAAGAGGGTCTCCCAGTGCGCTGGACCACGGTGGTTGGTTTCCCTGTGATGCAGGCTTACTACAACACCGAAAGAAAGAACGTGAAGACTGCGCTGTACGGCAAGACCTTCCTGACTACCCTTCACCGGGAAGTGGATGGAATTGACAAACGCGCCCAGTCTCAGGCTGTGTCACCAAACTTCGTACACTCGTGCGATGCGGCACACTTGATGCTGACCGTGGTTCGCTGTACCCAGCAGGGTATCAACCAGTTCGCCATGATTCACGACTCGTTCGGTACGACAGCAGGCCGCACTGAGGAAATGTTCAAGACTGTCCGCGAGTCCTTCGTTGAGATATACGATGAGATTGACGTGCTGGAAAATTTCCGTGAGGAAGTGGCTGAGCAGTTGAGCGACAAGCGCCTGAAGAAACTACGCCCCCTTCCGTTGAAGGGAACACTTGATGTGAAGGGTATCTTGGAAAGCAAGTACGCCTTCTCCTGAGGTATGACACTTGGTAAAGGAAACGTGATGAAAACTATTGAAGACCTGATGTACGAACTGGAACTCGAACTGGATGACGAAGCCCACGAAGCTGAACTCGACCACGAGGATGACGAGTTGATGTTCCAATCCACGCAGCATGAGTACGACTGTGCCCGTGTACCTCTTGATGCAGCAGTCCGACTCATGTCGAAGGGTTACATCATTGAATCCGATACACTTTAATCAACACTCAACCATAAGGAATTACCATGAGTGATAAGAAGAAGTTAGAACGTGTAGTAACCCCCAAGGGTCGCTTGGGTTACCCCTTCTTGGTCAAGCCCGATACCAAGTTCAACCCCGAAGGTGAGTACAAGACCCACTTGTTCTTGGATGGCCCTGCCGCTGAAGACATTCTGGCAAAGCTGGAAGCTGGTGTGAAGGAAGCTGTTGCCAAGGCCAAGGCTGACCCGAAGAACAAGGGTAAGAAAATCAAGGAAGCTGACCTGCCAATTCAGTGGAATGAGGAAGAGACTGAAGTCCGCCTATCATTCAAACTGAAGGCCAGCGGCAAGAACGGTAAGGGCGAAGCCTTCACCCAGAAGCCTGCTCTGTTCGATGCCAAGGGCAAGCCACTGCCAGAAGGTGTGAAGATTGGTAGCGGTTCAATCGCCAAGGTATCCTTTGAGGTTGTCCCCTTCTTCACCGCACTGGTTGGTGCTGGCGTAAGCCTCCGCCTGAAAGCTGTGCAGGTTATCAACCTGAAGGAATACAGCGGTTCAAGCAACGGTTCATCCTACGGCTTCGAGGAAGAAGAGGGTGACGAGATTGAAGGTAGCGACTCTTCCGAGTTCGGTGATGAATCAGCAGGAGCAGCAGATGCCCCGACTGACGACAACCCGGACTTCTAAAAAGGGTTTGGCTGAAGGTTATCGCAGCGGTCTTGAAGAAACACTGGGACTCCAACTCGAAAGGGCTGGGGTCCCTTTTGCTTTTGAGAAGCTGAAAATAATCTACACCAAACCTGAGACCAAACACAAATACACACCGGACTTTGAACTCCCCAATGGAATCATCATTGAATCCAAGGGCCGCTTCGTAACGGCTGACAGGCAGAAACACCTGATGGTCAAGAAGCAATGTCCTGAGTACGACATCCGCTTTGTATTCTCCAACTCCCGCCAGAAAATCAGCAAGGGTTCCAAGACTTCATACGCCGACTGGTGTGAGAAGCACGGGTTCCAATACGCCGACAAGGTAATCCCTCAGGCGTGGCTGGACGAGGCCAAAGGAAAGTAACATGGCAACATTCACAAAAAGAAAATCAACAGACTGGCTGGTGGTACACTGTGCCGCAACCCGCCCGAGCCAAGACATTGGTGCCAAGGAAATCTTCGGATGGCACCGCAAGCAAGGCTTCATTGCGATTGGTTATCACTACGTAATCCGCCGCGATGGTACCCTTGAGACTGGACGACCAGACGATGTAGTAGGTGCCCACGCTGTAGGTGCAAACCACAACGGCATTGGTATCTGCTTGGTAGGTGGTGTGGACGAGAAGCTACAACCAGAAGACAACTTCACCCCCGCCCAGTTTACCACACTGAAAGAACTCCTGTCAACACTGAAGGCGAAGTACCCCACCGCCAAGGTAATCGGCCACCGCGATGTGCCCGGTACTAAGAAGGCGTGTCCCTCGTTTGACGCGAAGGCTTGGGCCAAGATGAATCAACTGTAACGAGAACCCCAACGGCTTAGGCCCGAGGGGTTTTTTTTCATGGTGAGGTATGACACTTGGTGAAAGAAACTTTAACTAAGGACTCAAAATGGAACACGAAGAAAGTACCCTGATTCGCAAGGGACCATGTGATGATTGCGGTTCGAGTGACGCTTGTGCGTTGTACTCCGATGGACATACCCACTGTTTCTCCTGTGGTAAAACCCGCAAGGGTGACGGTGAGGTTCAGGCCACTGGTCGCAAGTACGCCCGTGAAGACTTGATTACCGATGGTCAGTACATGGCGTTGGTCAAGCGCGGACTCACCGAAGAAACCTGCCGCAAGTGGGGTTACACGGTTGGTAAGTGGAGCGATGGGCAGTGGGTGCAGGTTGCGAACTACTGCAACGAGGAAGGGCAGGTTGTGTCCCAGAAGATTCGGTTCCCCAACAAGGATTTCCGAATGATTGGTGACAAGAAAGCCTACTCGTTCTTCGGCGCACACCTCTGGAATGGTGGCAAGAAGATTGTCATTACCGAGGGTGAGATTGATGCCATGTCGGTGTCCCAAGTTCAGGACCACAAATGGCCCGTGGTCTCCGTACCGAACGGTGCCGATGCTGCCAAGAAAAAGATTGCAGCCAAGTTGCAGTACTTCGACAAGTTTGAAGAAATCATCCTGATGTTCGACATGGATGAACCGGGCCGTGAAGCTGCTGCTGAGGTGGCCGAGTTGTTCCCACCCGGCAAGTGCAAGATTGCCACCCTGCCCATGAAGGATGCCAACGAGTGTCTGGTTGCTGGTAAGGGTGCCGAGATTGTCAAGGCCATCTGGAACGCCAAGGAGTATAGACCTGACGGTATCATCGCAGGTACAGACCTGTGGGAAGAAGTCATCAAGCCTATCAACGAGTCAACCATTGGTTACCCATGGATGAAACTGAACGCCATCACCCATGGTATACGTGAGGGTACCCTGATTGTGCTGACCTCAGGCTCAGGTATGGGCAAGTCCGCAGTTGTCCGAGAGATTATGTACCACATCCTGATGGGTGCTGGACAGAACATCGGCATGATTATGCTTGAAGAATCCGTGAAGCGTACCGCCATGGGATTCATGGGGATGTACCTCAACAAACCAATCCACATTAACGATGAGGGTATCACCGATGAGCAAAAGAAAGAAGCCTTTGATGCAACTGTTGGCAGCGGTAAAGTCTTTCTTTACAATCACTTCGGCTCTACTGAAATCGAGAACCTACTCAATCGAATCAGATTCCTTGTCAAAGGATGCGGGTGCAAATACATTGTACTCGACCACATTTCCATCGTGGTATCTGGCATGGGAGAAGGGGACGAACGCCGCCTCATCGACAACGCTATGACTGCACTCCGTACACTGGTTGAAGAACTTGGATGTACCCTGTTCCTCATTTCCCACCTGAAGCGCCCAAGCGGTGACAGGGGACACGAGAACGGTGCAGAGACTTCTCTCTCACAACTACGTGGCTCCCACTCGATTGCCCAACTTGCCGACTTGGTGATTGGTCTTGAGCGTGACCAACAGGGTGAGACCCCGAACGTTACAA